ATAAAGTTGCATTTTAGTGTATTTTTTACTTGACAAACCCTATACCACATGGTATTATATGTATAGTGATGATGAGAAAAGAGGTTGAAATGGTTGAATTAGGTACAAAAATTATCGGTAACTTTGGTGCGATGGTTCCTTTATCTTTTGGTGAGGTTGTCACCGTTGAGACTTTTGAGGTTGGGCCTCGTGAGAAAGAAGTCAAGGTTGTTTGGGACAACGGTTCTCACACTTGGATGATGGAGAGTGAAATCAACTCTGCCGTTGGTAAGTTATCTCCTATTGGATACTATACTGAAAAGGTGTACTATGAAACTGCCTAGTAAGAAAGAAGCTCTGATGAAGACGTTGTTATATGAGACTGCTGCTGTCATTCATGTGATTGACAAGGGTGCTGCTACGGTTGCGCTGGTTGAAGTTGAGAAAGGTGCGACTGAAGTGAGTAAGTTGGAAACTGCTTTTATGAAGACGAACAGTATCACTGATGCGTGGTGGAACAACGAAGGTATTACCAAGATGTTTGGTGGTAAGACTTGTCGAAGCACCAGTGTTGGTGATATGATACTGCTTGCGAGTGGTAAGAAGTTTAAGTGTGAAGCTGCTGGATGGAGTGAAGTTTAATGAGGTATTTTAGTTACATGGCACCAGAGAGTGTCGTAGAGGGTTTTGATGCTGGAATGATTTTTCCTAGTTTCAATTCAACACCAAGTTACGGTGAAGAAGTTGTCGTTGTTGCAAATGCTTTATCTGGTGTCGTTGGATATGTGATTAAATTCACGCACAAAGTTCCAAACTATATTGCACGAAGAACTTTTGTAGAAAAACCAGAAGTTCGGAAACGCAGTAAATATGAAGGATTGTCTGGGATTCCAATAAAAAAGTTTATGATCCCGAATGTAACTTTGAGTCTCATAGAGGGCGGTAAAGTTCGGAATAAAGACAAACCAATTATTAATGATGCAATAAAAGAGGCTGCATAATGACTAAGAACGCAAAACGTGATAAGATTGGTGTTGCAAAGTTGGGGGCACCCAAGGTGCCTGGCAATACTTGTCCCTCTATTGATTACGTTCAAGAGATTGTGACTCAACTTGCTGACCGTGGTGATGATTGGTCTGCAAAACAGGCGGGTTACATCAATGACCTTCTTGAGTATGTTCGGGAGTCAAATGAAGAACTACGCCGTTCATCTAAGTATTGGTATGACAAGTATAAGGAGGCCGCATAATGTGGGTTTTAAAGAAAAGCAAGGCTGCTGAACGTAGAAAGGATAAACTTTTTGCGACAGAGAAGTTTGACTACAATGAGTTTAGTCGAAGCCTCAATAATCCAGAGGACCGTTTAAAGTTTGGATATAACTATCTTGAATGGGAGCCAGATGATGCAAGATAATGTGCTGACTGATGAAGAAAAAGAAAAAAATAAACTCAGTGAACTAGGATACTCTGATAGAGATTCAGCTCGATTACAAAAATTAAATCTGCGTAAGATCAAAAATCTCACTGATGAGTTTGAGTATCTGTCGAATAATTTTAAAGGCAGTAAAACTAAATCTGTTCGTAATAGATTAAAACGACTAGAGAAAATTATTGAATTCAAAATAGAAATTTATAAGGAGGCATTGAAGAATGCTTAAAGCGTTGATGATAATCACCATGATATCTGGTGCAGAGCATGTAGTCAAATTACCGACTATGGAGCAGTGTATGGCAGAGTCGGTCCCTGTAAAGTCCCAGAATGATGTGGCAAGTGTTGCATGTATTCCAAGGACTAATGAACCATCTGTGCAACTACCGACAGAAATCTTCACTCAATTCATGGACTTGTTCATGATGTTAGAAGAGCAACGCAAGTGGGGTTGTGAAGAAAGGTGCAAAAACTTTTGGAAGCCTGGTGAGAATTACTATCCACCGCAACCATAAATAATATCATGGTGACCTTGACCGATAGAGCGAAAAAATACATGCGAAGTGTTTCTCTAAACGGAGACAAAGTGGCGCTTACTGTCAAAGGTGGTGGTTGTTCTGGACTACAATATGTCTGGGGATTGATGTACGACAACCCAGACATAGAGTGGTCAGAGCCAATAGATGATGTTCTAGTGGTTGACCCTCTTGCAGAGATGTATATTATGGGTAGTCAGATAGATTATGTAACAGAGTTAGGCGGTTCATATCTTGCCGTCAAGAACCCAGTGCAAACCAGTTCATGTGGTTGCGGGGAAAGTTTTGGAGTATAATCGTGTATGAATATAATTGTAAAATAGTTAGAGTGGTAGATGGAGACACAGTTGATGTAGATATAGACCTTGGGTTTGGAATATGGAGACACAAAGAGCGTATACGCTTGCATGGTATAGACACTCCAGAGAGTAGGACCAGAGACTTAGTTGAAAAGAAATTTGGGTTTCAGTCAAAAGAAATGGTAGATAGCTATTTACCAGTTGGGTCAAATCAAAAATTAGTCACCGTCAAGGATGGTGCCGGTAAGTTCGGCAGGATACTTGGTAAATTTAAAATATATGATGCAAAGGTTGATAGAGAGACAACCTTAAATGAATGGATGATCGAAAATCACTACGCAGTGGCTTATCACGGTCAATCGAAGGAAGATATAGCAGATGAACATCTCATCAATTATAAAAAAGTATTTGAAGAACTGGACATTACTGAAAGTGAGCTTGATACTTATATCAACTCTAAGTCTTAACGGTTGCATAGGTTTAACTCTTGCCGGAGCAGCTGTGGGTGGAGTTAACGCTCTAGATAAAGAACACAGAATAAGTAAGATTGAGAAACAACTTGAAAAACTAATGAAAGAGAAAGAAGAAGAGTCTAAACCTTATGTCCCCTCGTATCACGACATGGACATATTAAAAGAAGGACTGTAGAGGAAAACAATGGAGCCAAACTGGAGCAAACTGTGGGACAACCCGCAAAGAAAGATGTGTACGAAACAAGAGGTCACTGATAAATTAACTTCACTAGAGGACACTGGTGAAAACTATTATTTTGAATATATATCCAGTGCCCCTTGGAACGACAGCACAGACGAAGCGTATATAAAAATTAAAAAGAGGATCGCTGTAGACTAAAAATCGGATTTTGTTATGGACAATATGATAAGAGTGTATGACGATATTCTTGATAAAGAATTTTGTCAGCGACTAATTGAAAAGTTTGAAGCGACAGACGATAAAACTGTCTGGAATGATTACAGAAAGTTTTCAGATACGCTTCTTTTAGAAAATGTGGATTATTGGAAAGATGAGATTCCAGTGTGTCTGGATGCGTTCACTCAAATCATTGAAAAATACAGGGATGATTTGCCTTGGCCTGACGAGCACAAAAAACTATTCCCACAAGAGTATACCCTTGAGGGTATCAAACTAAAAAAGTATTCACCTAACGACATGGACGAGTTCCCTTGGCATGTGGACGTTACCACAGGGGAAACTGGTCTTAGATTTCTTGCGTTCTTCATTTATCTTGATGACAATGACGCTGGTGAAACGGAATTCATTGAAAATAAAACTACAACCATATCGGTGAAGTGTATCGGTGGTCGAGCAATAGTGTTCCCGCCTATGTTCCCTTGGGTGCATTGCGGTAGAAAACCTGTGAACAAACCAAAGTATCTTTTACAGAGTTATTTGCACTATGTCATGCCTGATAAAGGTGACTCAAAACATGAGCTAGAGTCTGAAGCCAGACGTTTGAATAAGGAGAAGTGATATGTGGCAGATAGTCATATTAATGTTTTTACCAGAATTAGGAATAGAACAAGATGCGGTCACAGTGACACACAATGACGGTAAAGTTCTTGAGTTTGAAACAAAAGAAGTATGTTTGAAACATGTGTGGGGAAATTTGGAAAAGCTAAAAGAGTTTGGGTCATCACAATTTGACGGTGCGCCAGTAAAAGAGATAGGGTGCTGGGAAAAACCATGAAGTATACTTTCGTCGCAAGAGAGAATGATGATATTGCATCTGTCTGTATAACCGATGGTGGAAAGTATCATGGTGTCGTATACAAATATGGGGTGGTGAGTGTTCCAGAGAAAGAAAATGCAGATGGAACCTTGCCATTTCGTTTTGAGTATGATATAGTTGATAACTATAACATACCGAAAGAAGAGTTCAACGAAGAGTTTTTTGAGCTCATTGGTGATATACTGGTTGATATTATTGAGAACGAAGAAGAGGATGTAAATGCAAACGATTGAGAAAACCACTCTTGCAAATCTGATACACAATGAACAATACACAAGAAAAGTTTTGCCCTTCATCAAGGGTGACTACTTTTCTGATAGGACAGAGCGCATTGTATTTGAAGAGATACAAAAGTTCGTAGACAAATACAACGCACTACCAAACCAAAACTCTCTTGAGGTTGAGTTAGACAGCCGCAAGGATTTAAATGAGGAAGATTACAAAAGAGTATTAACAGTCGTTAAAGAGTTACAAAAAGACGATGATGTAAACTTTGAGTGGTTAGTAGAAACCACAGAACAATTTTGTAAAGATAAGGCGGTATACAATGCGATTGTTGACGGAATTGCTATCATTGATGGAAAAGATAAAAAAAGAGGTGTTGACGCTTTACCTACAATTCTTACAGACGCCTTGGCTGTTGGTTTTGATAACCGTGTTGGTCACGATTATTTACACGATACTGACGCAAGATATGAGTTCTATCACAAGGTAGAGGAGAAGATACCATTTGACTTGGAGTTCTTCAATCGTATCACCAAGGGCGGACTACCGCAGAAAACATTGAACATTGCTCTTGCCGGAACTGGTGTCGGTAAATCATTGTTCATGTGTCACATGGCAGCTAATTGTCTGACACAAGGTAGAAGTGTCTTGTATATTACTTTGGAGATGGCAGAGGAACGTATCGCAGAACGCATTGATGCAAACCTCATGAATATTTCTATAGATGATTTGCACCAATTACCCAAGACAATGTATGACACAAAGATAGATGCTATTCTCAAGAGCACCAAGGGTAATTTGATTATCAAGGAGTATCCTACTGCATCTGCACATAGTAATCACTTTAGGGGACTGATAAAAGAACTAGCGATTAAGAAGTCATTCAAACCAGATATCATCTTTATTGATTATCTGAACATATGTGCATCATCAAGATTTAAGGCGAATGGAAATGTTAACTCGTATATGTATATCAAGGCGATTGCTGAAGAACTTAGGGGACTTGCAGTTGAGACAAACGTCCCGATTATGTCGGCTACACAAACGACAAGGAGTGGGTTCTCCAATAGTGATATTGGGTTGGAAGATACGTCAGAGAGTTTTGGTCTGCCTGCTACGGCTGACCTCATGTTTGCGCTCATCTCTAATGAAGAACTTGACGAACTAAATCAGATTGCGGTCAAACAACTCAAGAACAGATATAATGACCCTACCACTAATAAAAGATTTGTTGTGGGTATTGACAGAGCTAAGATGAGGTTGTATGATGTAGAGGACGGTCAACAAAAAGGTCTTGCAGATTCTAATCAGGAGTCGTTTGCAGAACCAGTGTTTGATAACACAGAATTTGGTGATGATTGGAAGATTTGATAT